AAGCCAATATTTGTGAAGGGAGATATTGATGTTGCCACCATCCAAGATTTCACGACACAATCATCATTTGAGACTCTGGCGCAAGTCAAGTTTCAGGCACTACTTCAGGGCTTCCAGCCCAGGAACTCAAGTTGTTTAAACTGCTAAAATTATGTCAATATTTTCGCTGACTTGCCCCGATGTTGGGTGCTATCAGAACTTCCTCTGCGACCCAGAGTTTCAGAATAAGATTGTGGCTGTGGCTTATGTGCGTAAGTCAGATGCCTTAACAGCCCAAGAGAAATCCACTGCTGACCTTTGGATTGCTGCTCTCTATGACCGCTACCTACATGGTGAGGCTTACCTAGTGTTTAACACATCAGGAGAAAAGCCAAAGCCTGAGACAGCAACTACTGCTGGCCGAGGCATGCAGAACACTAAGGCTCTGGCTAAAACTCATACCTTGACTTATCAAGACATGCAGGGTGTAGTTCAGAGCAATGTTCAGTTCTACAATGACATTCTTGGATCGTCTCAGAACTATGACTTTTACTATTTCACTCCGGGCCGCATCTGGGATGCCAGTGGCTACTATGTGACAGTTATCGGTGATCCAATCATCACTGCTGACTTGAACACTTACCAGATGGCTGAAGTAACAGTAAACTGGGTGAGCAAAGTCAATGCACTTCCTTATGAGTTTGACACAGACAGCTTCCTAGAAGGACTGTACTACATCATCAGCTACACCGGAGGTTCTGGTAGCACCTATGTTGGCAACACTATCACAAGTGCCTGCACAGACCCACAGACTGTTACCTTTTCAGCTGTGCTGAATATTGGAGCTATCTCTGGTGCGCCTGAGCAGGTCTGGTCAATCGAGCAAGCTGCTGGCAGTGATGACATCACTGAGATTGGTCTTGTGATTGATGCTGCCACAGGTGTGATTACCTGGAATCCTGTTAGTTTCATTGGTACTTACATTTTCCTTGTGACAGTTACCAATGAGTACGGATGTGTTTTCGGTCAGGAGACCATCACATTGAATGTTGATTGCCCAGAAGTAGTTTAATTTGAGCATGGAAGAGTTAATCGGGGTCTTATTGTCAAAGTTGCTGGATCAGAAAATCAGAGAAGGCAGGCACGACTATATTGAGGAGGCTAGGGAAAAAGCTGAAGAGCTTGAGTACCACTTTGAGAATGAGTACCCCGAAAAGCTCTTGGTTACTCAGCATCCAAGTGAAGAGCCTTGGATGAAAGAGTACAGGAGGCGCAGATGGCAAGCTCCTACAACCACTGCCACCGGAAGAGTCTTTACATTCCTCCAGAAGATTCAGCAGGCTGATGATTTTAAAATCACCTTTGAATCTGACTTTAAAAAGACAGGCATAGCTGAGCGCATAGGCCTAATGGACAACACGCTCAAGAACTATGTTGAGTATGAGCTGCCAAAAACAGGAAGCCTAGAGAAGTGGCTTTTTAATGTCTTTCTTAAGACTTACCTGAAGGACAGTAATGCCGTTGTAATTACAGTGCCTGACTATGATGAGTTCGTTAAGAATCCATCTCAGGTCACTACGCTAGACTGGTCAAAGCCTTATCCTCACATTATTGAATCTGAAGACCTAATCTGGGAAGGTGAGGATTATGTAATCACTAAGACTGAGGACTATAAGGACATGAACCGTAAGAAGTGGGATCAGTTCTTGTGCTTCACAACTCAGGGCTTAATGCTATTCCGGCAGGTCAATCAGTACACCTATGACCAGCCTTTTCAGGTATTCATCCTGCCTTACGAATTTAGCTACCTGCCTGCCTGTAAAGTTGGCAATATAATATATGAAGAAGAAGATGGTCAGCTAGTCTATGACTCAGTTCTTGCTCCATGCTTACCAGCTTGGAATGAGGTCTTGTTCAGGACTGATGACTTGAATATACTATGGGCAACTCATGCCCTGCCGCAGAAGTGGGCATTGAAAATGTCACCATGTAAGACCTGTAATGGCACAGGGATTAGGACTAACCGAAAGGATGAAAAGATAGGCTGTAATGATTGTCAAGGTTCAGGAAGGGCAAGTTCATCACCTTTTGGCCTGATGGAAATCAACATTGACAGAGTGAGTGCTGTCAATCCCAACCCACTTGTGCCGCCTGTGCCTCCAGCTGGCTACATTGAGAGGCCAACTGAGACAGTAAAACTATTCCAGGAGGACATCTTGCAAAAGGAATTTCAAGGCTTTAAAGCCATAGGCCTTGAGCTACTCGGTCAGATTCCAGCAGCTCAGTCAGGGATAGCCAAGGAATACGACCGCAAGGAGCTAAACACCTTTTGCTTCTCCGTGACTGTGCATCTGGCTCAGGTGTATCGCAAGGTCTGTTACTACATCATGTACCAGCGTTACAACTCGCTCTTTGGCTCATCATTGATGGACAGCGACAAGGTGATGGCAGCTCTGCCTCAGATTACTGTGCCTACTGACTATGATGTGATGACAGCTGACATGGTAGCTGAGCAGCTATCTAAGGCAATGACTAACAAGTTTAATCCACTAATCACAGCAGGCATTGAAAAGGACTATGTGGAGAAGCTCTATGGTGAGAATAGCATTCAGAAAACATATCTGAAGATACTAAGTCAGCTTGATCCACTGCCCTTTAAGAGTACAGATGAAAAGACTGTCCTACTGGCATCTAATGGCTGCACTCAGTTAGATTACATACTGAGTGCCAACCTAGCGGCATTTGTCATGCAAAAGGTTGATGAAGATGCCGGTTGGTATGATAAGCCTGTGCAACAGCAGAGAGCTGATGTGTATGCCTTGGCAGCTGAGAAGCAAATGGAAATTAAGTCTGGATTAGTGCCGCTGATGGATGATATGAGTGATACAGCATCAACTCCAGCAGAAGAGGCAGATAACTTGGGCAAGCTACCACTTGCAATTCAACAGCTGTCACTTGCTGCCGAGAGAGCTAATAAGGCTGGCAATGCTAAACTATTCAAGGTCTTGAACGATAAGATTAATAACTTGTTGGCCGAGATAGAGTAGTATGACCGACAAGCAGCTTGAGTTAATCAAGAAGATTCAGGAGCTTCAGATGGCTATTGAGAGGCGCATGGATAATGCGCTTCCTAAAGTGTTTGAAAAGCTATCAAATCAGGTTATTGACCTTGCTGGAAATCTGAGTCTGGATGCAAGTGATAGGGCGAAGTCATTGAAGGAAATGATTAAGCTCAAGAAAGACATCTCAGACACGATTGTAAATAATAGCCTGTACCAGGCACAAGTGGCTGAAGTAGTTGCCGGGTTTGACCAGCTTGCCAAGCTATCAAATGATTACATCAGTCTCATAATTGATGACTTTAAGCCTAAGACCGAGCTTTACAAGGCAATCCTGGAGACCAATATAGCCACAACCAAGGATGCACTCCTAGGAGCAGGCATCAGAAACAACTTTGGAACTGCTATTCAGGAGGTACTGAAGGACAACATTGCAGGGATTGGCACAAGGTCTGAGCTGAATAAAACCTTAAGGAAGTTCATTGAGGGAACTGACACAGAGAAAGCATTTCTTGAGCGATACATCAAGCAGACTACCAATGACTCAGTGATGACCTTTAACGCTGAGTACATCCAAACCATAGCTGAAGACCTTGATGTTGAGTTTTACCTATATCAAGGCACATTAATTCAGGACTCAAGGCCATTCTGTGTGGCTAGGGCAGGCAGGTTCTTCACTAAGGAAGAAGTCCAGAAGTGGCCTAACCTTAAAGGCTGGCAGGGACGCATGGCTGGCACTAACAGCACTACTATATTCAGCTATCGTGGAGGCTACAACTGCCGCCATCAGCTCTGGCCTGTTGCTAAAGAGCAGTATGAGTCAGCCAAGGAGAAAGGCAGAGCAGGGATAAGGTAAGTGGTTCAAGGTGGTTCTGAAAGTGGTTCAAGGTTATTACAACCTGTAAGGATTATTTACAACTTGCTCAGATAGGCAGTCAGCAAGCTGATTGGTTTTAAGAACTTCTGCTCCACAACTAACCTCTTGCCATGACCCAGGTTCATCTCAATCAGACAATCTTCGATTGATTGCTTTCTGATGTATCCTAAAATGGAAACCTGCATTGCCTCCTCATTTACCCAGCATAAGATGAACACATCAGCTCCAATCTCTTTTCGATTGTTGAAGACTAGCCTGCCTGTCTTATACTTTGTGGATTTAACTTGTATGTCATACTCGCCCATGATTAAGTCTGTGCCTCCATCTCCTTTTAATCCAAAGCTCATATCCATAGGTAGTTTTAATGCCTTGCTTACGGCATATTCACCCATTACTCCAATTAGGTCTCTCCTTTCATTGGAATTTCCCCAAATAAAATCTCTTCTATTTGGTTTATCTTGATCCTTAAGAATATGCCTGCCTGTTGCCAGCAACTTGAGAAACTTGAGTTCTGGCTCTGTGATAGTTATCTTCAACTCGCATAAGGAATTACAAAAGTAACTCAATAATTAAGATATTTACCCTATGAAAAAGGCATCCAAAGAGTCATCAGTTAAAATCAGTTTCGGGAAGAGAAGAGAGGGCAAGCACAGTAAGACCTCAGGCCCAAAGGCAGGAAATCAGAAGAAATATAAAGGACAAGGAAGATAATGGCGGACAAGAAGTTTAAAACCAAAGTCAATGGCAAGACAGTCAGCTTCGGGGCTAAGGGCTACTCCATCGCTCCTGGAACTCCAAAAGGTGACAACTATTGTGCAAGGTCATCAGGCATTAAGAAGTGCGCAAAGCCACCATGTGCCAATGATTTAAGCCGAAAGGCTTGGGGCTGTGTGGGCAAAAAGTCCGTGAAAAGTGCAGCTAAAAAATTCACTCGCATCAAGTAACTTTACAGCATGCAATTCCCGCTTAAGCATTTTAAAATAACAGAGTTTGATTCCCCTGATGCTCCTGGTTCAGGAGCTAAGATGCAGCCTAAGTTTATTCAGATGCTGGATAATGCCAGAGCCATTGCCGGAGTGCCTTTTAAAATTAACTCAGGCTATCGGACAGAGGCTCATAATGCTAAAGTGAAGGGAGTAAAGGGAAGCAGCCACTGTCAGGGATGGGCAGCTGATATTCATTGCACAGATGGCGATAAGCGATTTGTGATAATTGACAGCCTGCTGAAGTCCGGTATCAATAGAATTGGAGTGAGCAGCACATTTATTCACGCTGACTGCGATCCAACCAAGCCTGCGAAGGTCATCTGGACTTACTAATATTATGACTCACGAATTAAGGGAGGAGCTAGTTAAATTTATTTATGATACTCCTGCCTACGGAGCTATTATACTGACTAAAATGGCTAACCCAGAGCCGCACTTTTACAATCCAGGAGAGGAATGGCTCTACCATCACGGATGGTCAATCATTCTGTTGTATCGGCTTTACCGGATGACCATTGACATGCACAAGGGCATGATGGAAACGGTGCTATACTATGATGATAGCCTTGAGCTGGTTAAGATGACAGGCTACCAGAAGCTATTTCAGAAATTTAAAAACCTATTCAGATGAGCATATCAAAGGAGTTCGCACTTATTCTTGCAGTGGTTGTCATATACATCGGTGGTGATGTTTATGTTACTAATGTAAACCACAATAAGATTGACAATCTGATAGCCATGAATCAGGAGAGGCTGACCAACAGTAACATCAGGCAGAACAAGATGATCGAGTCTGTTGATAGCATCAAGGTTCAAATCAAAGGCCTAGGTAAGTCAGTCATTTATCTCGATTCATGTCAGCAGAACAAGACAATCAAGCAGGACAGGGCAGAGAGAAGGGGCAAGTTCGTGGGAGGGCTACTAAAGAGCCTTATTCCAGGCATGTGAGCCATGCGCTATTCAGTAAGCGCATGCAGGTCTATGCCTACACCTGCACCTCTATTGTGCTTGTTGGCCTCCTTGGTGGAGTGGGCTGGCTCTATAAAATCGAAAAAGTAGAAACCTCAGACTCTGTCCTGATGTTTATTTTGGGTCAGGTTCTGTCCGCATGGGTAGCCTTAACTAATAAGATATTTAGGATTACAGCACCTAATATTGGGAGTGCTGATAATGTTTAACTTTGTAAAATGAATTGCCTCGAAGATTACATTGGACTAAAAGGATGCACTGCTGATGCACCTCTGTCTGGCCTCTACATCAATGACTACCCGGGCATGAGTTCGGAGCTGCTCGATAAGATTGCAACTCCTGAGCAGGTGTCTTATGTAGGCATGTGGAACTCAGCTCAGGCTGTGAGCTATGTGAGAATCAAGAGAGACATTCAGTCTGCTTTATTCACTTCAGCAGAGGCTCAGCTAGATCAGGTGCTATTCCAGACCAGTAAGAACTTCGTTCAGCAATGGCAGCAGATTACAACTGTTCCAGCAGAGGCAATTCTGAAGGGAGCATTTGTCAGCGTTCAGGGCAGTAAGTATTTATCCCTGAGAGTAAAGCAGATTTATGTTTACAATGCTGGCCCTGCTGTTGCCGGAGTGCCTTGGTACATATTTCAGACTCAGGATGGCAAGGTGCTAGATCAAGGAACTGCTGACCTAGTTGAGGGCATGAATTATCTGCCTGTCAATAATGAGTTCTATTCGGACTTCGATAAGATAAACATCATGGTGGCTATGGATTGCACCAATCTGCCCACCACTTCAGGCTTCTTTATAGATTGGGGCTGGAATCAGATGGACTTGGAATGTGCCACCAGATTCACTTACCTATGGCGCAATGGCTGGAGCATCTTTCCGGTTACAGCTCCGATAGGCTATGGCTTTGGAGACTCATGGACTCAAGACAACAGTCAGTCAGGAATATACATTGATGCTCAATTATTGTGCAGCCTTGATAGCTTTATCTGCCAGCAGAAAGAGTTTCTGCTTGATGCCTGGGCAAATCTATTATGTTATCAAATATTGTGGCAGAAGGTCGCATCATCAAGGGCCAACTACTTCGCCCAAAGCAACAGAGAGTTTACAGAAAGAGCTATGGCTACCTTCCTTGATGGCTATCAGCAGAGCTTGGCTATCTGGGCAAGGCAGCTGAACCTGAGAGGTGAAGGCCTATGCTTTAATTGCGACAATGCCGGGCTTATCCAGCAGGGATTTGTGAGGCCTTAAAAGCAACCTCCTTCAAGCCTCTCAATCTCATGGTTGAGATACCACTGAGCCTTCCGTAAGTCCTCCAACTTGCTGCCCTTCTTCCCGGCTCTGGATATGTACTTTACTACATTGCCAAGGCAGAAGTCTAGCCTCCAAGCATCAATGACCTTGATAGCCTCATAGGTGCTGTCTGAGCCTCCGTAATGCTCTGGATGATTGATAGCATCAGGCTTCTTTTTCATCTCCTCAATGTGCTTGTGAAGAGGCTTTTCATAGTGTGGCTCATCCCAATAGTCTAGCATAGTTACGGATAGTAATAGATAGGTTTAGGAGTATTATTTTCTGACATGGTTCTGCCTTTAAGCTGATCTAAGGAATGAACCAGCTGGCCATTAAAGTACCATCCTGCATGCCTAGGCTTAGACCGCATATTAATTAGCTCAGCCTTTATCAGCACATCATTGAGGTCTATGTTGCCTTCATTGTTAATGATGAAATCAATCAGCTCTTCGATTGGGTTAGTCATATTTCAGATGGTTACAATTTGTAGCCGACTGCACAAATATTGGTAATTATTGTGACACATTGTTGAAGGCAACGAAGTGTTCTCATTATTCACTTTCTCTCAATCCCCATGAGTGAAAGTACAAGCACCCAGATAGCCAACAAGAATGCAGAGACCCTTTGCCATCCCTTTTTACCCTCCACAGCATCAGTCTCTCTTAGCTCAAGGTCAGCTATGCGCTTCTTCTGCAATCTTAGTTCATCCTCAA